TCATTTGAAATTGTAATAGAAGTCAACTGTTCCATCCTGATGAATTACTAATTTATCGATAAGTACGGAAAACGCATGGAACAAGTCCTGATCTGTTCTCTCCAACTGCGCGAAAGCGTTTTGAATGTTAGAAATATCGATGCTCTGTTCTTCTTCCCGTTCAAGCCGGAATAGATCATCATTCAGTTTTTCAAGTTGGCTCTCGAGCTCTTGTCGTTTCGATTGAAACTCTTCCTTTGAAATAAGGGCATCCTCAAGGTACAATTCGATCAGCCGCTTTTTCTTCTTCTCGGTGCTCTCGAGCTCACTTTTCATTTGTTTGATCTTCTTCTTTTTCCGTTCCTCAAAGTCAGACTTGAAATTCAGTTTGAACCTTTTCCCTTTGGATTTCAGCTTTTTGATTACCATAGCCCTGAAATCCTTGTACTGTATCGGTGCATGGTTCACACACAAGTCTTTTCCGCCGCGACGGTAAGCGCTGCATTTCAAATAGTTAAACTCCGACTTTTCGCCATTCTGTTTGTATCTATAAGAAGGAAGTATGACCATTTTAGCTCCGCATTCTCCACAGACCATTTTCCCGCGCAGCTCATTCCAAGGAGTAAATCGCTTTTTCGCAAGCCTACGCTCCCGGTTATTGGCTTTTTCAAATTCCTCTTCTGATACAATCTTTGGACACCAATCCTTATAAACTGTCCATTTTTCTTTTGGATTACGCATAAATTTTTTTCGACCGCCAACTTTAACGGTTGTATAACGATTGGCGATGAACACCCCACAATAAATCGGGTTTTTCAAAATGCGCTGTACAGTCGTTAATTGCCACTTCTCAACCTTTTGAGGCTTTGGAATGTTCCCAAGACTTAGTTCCTCATTTAATTTATAAACGATTCTCTTTTGCCCATATCCGTGGTTATTATAAAGATCAAATATAAGGCGGATGACCTTAGCCTCTTCCTCGTGGATCGCGAGGTATTTCCCGTCTTTTTTGTACCCGTAAGGGATGCGCCCCGAGTGTTCGCCCCTTCTCGCCTTTGCTGCAAGTGATGCGCTGGCCGCTACTGATATAGTTTGTGGGTATTGTGCTGCAAACATCGAGAACATTTCAAATTTCATTGAATTTTTTCCTTCATAAAGGCTGTCATATCCTTCTTCGAGAGTCACTACCCTTACGCCATGAGCAAGAAGAACCTCGCGAATTTCAAGGGAATCCTTTAAGTCACGAGCCAACCGACTGATTGACTTAAAAACGACCATTTTCAACTTGTGATTTTTGGCCTTTTCCAGAATTAACTGCATAGCTGTCCGATCAAGCAAAACGGTACCGCTGATTCCGTCATCAATCTGTATAGCGTCTTCGTTCCATTCAAAATTATTTTGTTCAAGCCAGTGTTGGCAAATATCGACCTGATTTTCCTTAGATGAAACTTGCTCATCTTTTTCGGTCGAAACCCGTACATAGACAGCGTAAGGATAATCTTCATATTTTATAATTTCCTGAGTGTCTTTTTCTTCGAAGAACATACGCCCGCCCCTTTTTTTGCAAATGGTACATTATATGGAGATTATAGCATAATGATTTCAAACATCCCATATATTTTCGGTTGAAAATAGAACAAATGTTCCTATATAATCATCTCAAAGGAGATGAAACACCATGAGAGATGACAACCTTAAAGATCGAGGCACAATCAAATGGACGGCAATGATGCTGCCCGAGCATGTCAGTTTGCTTCGAGAGTTAGAAAGCAACCGCAACAGAATGAAAAGGCCGGTGCTCGACATGTCCCAAATTGAAGACATGGAAAGGGTAATATGTGAGGCGATGGAGTTTAATATGCCAGTGCAGTTCGCTGTATTTAAACCGCTGCCGTTTTTGAATGGAGCAGACACCGGGGAAATCATTTATATAGAAGGAAAAATCCATTACATAAATCAGATACGGAAGGTGTTTCATGTCGTGGATTCAAAAGGAGACACCAATCTCATTAAATTTGAGAATGTTGTTGGAATAGAGACAAGATAAAAAGCTCACTTCTCCGGTGAGCTTTATCCTTTATAAATTTTATGTTTTAAATCAATAAAAAAAACATAAAAAATTTTATTCACAATTTTTCCTATTATACGCCCTGGTATTGGATTGTTATTGCTATAAAGTCTAAACACTGCGTATTTATCCGAAGCTTTTTTTCTAAAATCGGAATTGTTAAATTCAGGTTTAAAATTAACTAATTTAGAAAAACTTTCTCCAGTTATGAACTCAAGTCCTCTATTTTTAGGCAATGATGAGATTACATGATAATCTTCAGATGATAACTCAACTATCCTAGTAAGAAGTTGTGCTTTATATTCGTCTTTAAAATCGGGATTAGAAAAAGAGTATTTATTATTTGTGGTTAGAAAAGAAAAATTAAATTTTATATGTGTTGGCTTAAAAGCCCCTATTTCTTCACGGGACAATTGCTCCGTCTTTTGGGACTTTAATTGAAGCTTTTTCTTAACTTTTGCCATAAATATTTAATCTTGAAGTACTTCCTCTTCAAAGTATTCTTTTATTAAATCTTTGCTTATGACACTATTTGGAGGGGTTTCTAACCACGGCCGCTCGTCATGCGTCATGTTTCTTAAATGCCAAGCGGAATATTTACCGTAATGGTCATATACAACTTCGAGTACATTTCTTGAATCCTCAACACCTTGAATTTTCCTGAATATCTCCAGATCTTCTTCTGAAGGATTAAAATCAATTTCTCTATTTCCTTTATATTCATCATAAACTCTTGGTGCGACTGGTCCATGTTCCCATGCTAATAACTCATCTTCAAAAAGAGGTTCATTCAAATAAGCGAGATGGATACCTTGAGCATAATACAGAAGCTTTTGCAATTTGAGATGGGTGAGGGCCTCTGCATCAAACTCTTTTATGGCAGAGTTATTTCTTACTAAAAACCATTTCGCAATTTCCTTTGCGGTATAAGTCACTTTTAACACCCCCCTTTCAATGCATGCAAATACTATATAGTGTGCCTTGAGATAGTATCGATGCAACTTTATAATAATAAACATTACGTAAAAATGTCAATTGAAACATTTTTAACTCGAACAAACGTTCACTTACTAGGTAGCAAACGTATGACAAAACAGAGTCTGAGTTAACAAGGTTCCTTCAAAATTCTCTCTACAGAACCCTTTTACACACACCAAATTGCATCTGCTTAATTTCTTAAGTGATGAAAGCCATACAAAAGACAACTCTTATCCTTCCTCAAATAAATCCTTTTAGGTTCTTCGGATGCATTGTGGTGATTCAAAGAAAGACAACCTCATTAAATTTGAGGATGTTGTCGGCGTGGAAATGAAATAAGACCTTCTCACTGCCAAAGATGCTACAAACGTCTCTTTTTCTATTATAAACATTTTTGGTAAAATTAAGCTGTTGGTTGAAGAATTCAAAATGTGGGAGTGACCAGCAATGCTTTTGTTTTTTGGTAAGTTTATCTTGCTCTATTTGCTCTGTTCAGTTGCATTCGCCTTTTTCAAAGTGATGTATTACAATATCGGCAAAAAATTTGTTACAAAGACGGTGGATGGGACAAAATTGAATTGGGCTTTGAATGTTTTTGTTAAAAACGGTACGAAAATGGATAGCAGCGATTACTTTATTATGGCCGTATTAGCGGCTTTATTTGCGATTTATTTATAAAAACTCCTGGGAAAACCCAGGAGCTTATTTTGTTGGATACCCATTATTCTTACAGAACTGTTTAATTTTCTTGTGTTTTTTGGAAAACTTTTTGCATGCTTGTTTGATTCCATGTGTATAAATATCTTTTAAGAACGCTTGAGCAACACCAGCCAATCCCACAGCTGTTAAAATTGCCAATAATTCTTGAAGTGTAATGTATACTACCCAAGGTAAAGCAGGCACAAACATAGGCTTTATTTGTTGATCCCCATTAACCTGTTTCCCTTCCTCTAAAAATTTTACTTGCTCAGATGGTAAGTTTTCATAAAATAGAGCCATGTTAGTTACTTGATCTACCGTAAATCCAATCTGAATTGCTTTTTGACGGTCTACTGAATATGTAAAATCATCATTTGTGATCAATGCTTCTTTCACAAACCTTTTAGCCTTCTCCATGTCTTCTTCGTCAATATTTTGCACGACATCGTTAACTTTCTGATTACTCATCAAGCTTTCTGTTACATTTTTGGCTTGTACTGTAGAAGCCGGCGTAGTCAATACAACCGTGGTCAGAAGTGCTAGTGCAGAAAGTACCATGAACACTCTAGCTTTCAAACTTTTCATACCAAATTAAACCTCCTGTAGTTTATATTTACAAGTAAGATATTAACATATAAACCAATTGAAAGGGAATACCATTTTTAAAATTTTACAAACTTTTAATTTTTTTATCTTCTATAAGAATAGTATTTTATTTTAATAGGCTTTCTGTCACGAGAGCCTTATTTTCACTTCAATAAGGATTCGAGTTTTGCCTTTGTTTTCGGCCCGTAAATGCCGTCAGCAGACAGCCCGTGCATCATTTGGAACCGTTTGACCGCGTTCGCTGTTTTCGGCCCGTAATAACCATCAATACCGTTATTTTTGGCACCCTTGTCCGGGTAAAAATAAAGGGCAGCTAGTGCCTCCTGAATCTGCCGGACGGCCGTTCCTTTCATCAGTGGGCTTTTGACTTTATAGATGCCAGAAGGCAGCGTGTAGGACGATTTTTTGCTGCTTGATGATGATTTTTTCTTTTTCGCTTCAATAGATGCTAGGGCTTTTTCTGTTGCTGGTCCGTAAATTCCATCAACTGCAATTCCAGCCTTCTTTTGAAGGGATTTGACAGCTTGCACCGTCTCATTGCCATATGAGCCATCAGCCCCGTACTTCGGCAGTGAGAAGCCCGCAGCAATCAAACGTTTTTGAAGCGCCTTTACTTTTGAGCCCGACGATCCTTTTTTAAGAATAGCCGTCCCTGTTAATTTGCTCGGCTGGCTCGTGGGTGCCGTCGTGTTCGATACGGTTTTATTCCCGAGCAGACTGTCGACTTTTTTCCTGAATGACGAAAGTTGGCTTGAATCGCTCACCCACGGCGCAGGACAGTTTTTACTTGTCACATCGTAATGCCGGACGATTCTGTCTGTAGAAAGGCCGTAGCGCTTGCACAGATCAGCGACCAATTCAGCTGCATTTTGAACGGTTTCGCTGTGAATCTTGCCGTCTTTTTCGACACACATCTCAACGCCGATAGCTGTCTTATTCGCATTCGGCTTTAAGAAACTGACATAGCAACCGTTATTCTCATGTGCATGGTAGGCGACTTCATTTTCAGGGATAATCAGCTGCGCTTCCTTGCGATCGACAAAGTAATGCGCTGAGGCGTAGCGTTTGGCCGCGATACACGTTCCATTGAAGTAATTCCGCTCATTCAATGCAGATGCGCCCGGCGTCGCTGTATAGTGCATCACGATGCCTTTTACTCCTGACAATTTCAAACCCGGCCGGGTATACTTGTTGACCTTCACATAGTTTTTGACTACCTTAACCACTTGAATCACTCCTATTTTGTTTTAAATAAAAAAGGCTGCCGGGCGGCCACCTCATTTCGTCAATCCTTTATCTTTCAAGACCTCTTTTTGCAGCTTCCCTTTGCTTGTCACATAGTTGTTTTTATACCAAGCGATAACAGACGTGATGATTGTAAACGCCGTGGAGCCGGCCAAATACAAAGCATCTGCCAGCGTGTTAACCTGCTCCTCGGTGACCGGAAGAGCAGCTTTCCCGAACATGATCAAAGTTTGGTTTACCAATGCAATAAAAAGAAGCACCGTACGGACTACAGTGCCTTTGTCAAAGTTTTTCATAATGTGTTTTCCTCCTTATTTTTGCAGTAGATTGTAAAAAACAGCGATTGCTCCGCCAATGATGCCGGTGCTGGCCGCTGTTATAATTGCGCCTGTAATGCTACGCTTAATCCAAGTTGTATTTTCTTCAATTTTGTTGAGTTTTTCGTTAATTGAAATGATCTGTTGATCATGGCGTTCAGATGTCCTCTCAAGAGTGCTGACGCGCTGCTCAAGTGATTTGTGGTCAGCCTTGAGTTCAGTGATCTCCTTTTGAAAGACGTCCAATTCATTTGACTGTGGCATGTCCCTTAATCCTCCTGTTCTCACATCGTTTTCACCTCCTTAGAGGCAAAATAAAAAAGCCGCTGATTAGCCGCTTTCGTTTGTATTATTCAGTTGCTGCGCCGCCCTCTTGCTGCACACCATCCGCCTGCGAGTTGCCTATGCGCTCTTCCTGCAACTCCTTTTTAAGCTGTTCGTTTTCCTGCTCAAGGTTCTGCCTTCTTTGCCTTTCGTACATATAAAGGCTTCGAGCCTCCGCCAGTCTGTCATGCGTTTGGTTCATTTCATCTTTGTAAGCCGCTGCCTTTAATGCCTGTCTTTCAAACTGCGCTTTCAATTCCTCATGTTTCTTTTTCAATTCTTCAAATGTCATTTTGTTTTCCTCCCTTATACTTCGTCTGCGAATGCGTCGCCGCGTGGATTAGCCATGATTTCTGCACGCTCTTCCTCAGTAATCAGCCCATTTTCAACATGGATGTACAGTTCTTTTGTGGTGACACTTCCATTTAGCCAACAGTAATAAAAATGCCCGTAGTAACGACTTTTACCTTCGAACACATCGATCGCCCCCATCACGATTTTGTCCCTTCGAGTCTCAGGATTAAGTCATTGGCAAGACGCTGAGTGTATACCAACTGCTCCCGCAACATCTCTTCTTTTGTTTTTTGACCGATTTTCTCTTTTGCTTCGATGTTTTGCTCGTTAGGTACTAGCTTCATTGGTTGCCTCCCACTTATGGAAATTGAATATTTCGCCGGTTCTACTACCGTCGGTGTCTACCGTTATACTTAAAAGTGTATGGATAAGCCGCTTGTCACCGCTGTATCCCGGAAAATAGCCATCCGGGTCAACGTAGGACCGGTTCAAAATATATTTCATTTCGTTTGTTGAAACATCTAATTCGACAAAAATATCATATGCGACTTTTAATTGATCATCGGGGATTAAATCGAATGAAACAGCTTCAAATGAATAAACATCGTCATTATGTTTAAGGACACAGGCGCTTATCTCGATTCCCGCGTCCGTTTCAGTCACTTCCATGCCTTCGAAATACCACACGGCAGGAACGTCTTTTCTTTCGATCATTTTTATAACACCTCTATTCATTAAGGGACTTCGTAGACAACCAATAACCTTATAGTTATGTCTTGACCTATGATACCTGATGATACTCCATTTCCCCGCATAACAATTTTGAATCCGCTTGAGGATTGATTTTGGATTCCTACATTAACCACGTCAGAATAGGGACCGTACGGTTGTGCGAAAACAGCAAAAATGTTTTCCGCTGGATTGTAATTCCCATCTAAAAATGCCAAAGTAGTGCTTGCTGTCCCTGTTGCTCCCCCAGTATTAATCGATAAAGTAACTTCATTGATACTAAGAGCAAGATTGTACTGTAATTCTCCGTATGTTTCTCTTATTGCTTTTTGGACACTACCTGCAACGGCCGGATAAGGCGACCATGTTCTATTCCCCGCCTTAAACTTCGATGTCGGTGGCAATATCAATTCTGGGGTATCAAATAGCATTCTTTTACCAGACTTCAAACGTAAACCAGCACTCGCTACAACATCAAAATTTTGTGGTTTAAATCGAAAAATAGTTTCTGGACCATCAAAGCGAGATAGATATATGGACGGCTGGAAAGTACCATACTCATCTTCATTTAACTTGTCATTTTCTCCATGAGGACCTGTTGTAATAGAGTACAGATTCCTATTATCAATGACTTCGGCAAATTTATTCCACATCCTGAACCGGGCGAATTCTCTACTATTTATCGTATTAAATTCTGAGTCTGGGTCATCTACTGTTTTTTCTGAATACAGATCAATGATTGGTGAACCATAATTTTGTCCAACACTTGGCGTGCCATAAATGGAAAGCTTACCATTTCCCATCTCGATCGTGGTATAACGTTCTCTGGCGTCGTTATAATCCAATTTACCTGTTTCTTGTTTTAGCATTCCTGATGTTATGGTCAATTCATTGTATTCGTCAGTATCTGCATTTTTTGTCCATTGATAAAAGGTTCCATCCTGTATCCATGATTCGAAATTCTCGCTTTGTCCAGCAGCCTCGAACCGGGCGCCGCGAATCAATGAACCTTCAATCGTAATCCCCTTGATTGTCCCGGCGTTGATCTTGTCGGCCGAAAGGTTAGCGATTTTCGCGTTTGTGATGGCTCCGTCTTCGATCTGAGCCGTTCCAATGATCGCCGTTTCCAGATGCGCCCTTTTGATGGCTGCGTTTTGGATAGCCGCAGAACCGACAGCCGCTTCTGCAATCTTGGCCGACGTGATGGCCGCATCCGCGATTTTCGCTGATACGATGGCAGCATCCTGAACGTATTGGCTTGTGATTACTCCGTCCGTAAGCTGTGTATCATAAGGGCTGAAACCGAAATCTTTCCGGACGTCCCCCCGCCGAATTTGCAGCTTTCTCAAAACGAATTCCGCTGAATCTCCATTATTTACAGTTCTGCCGCCGATGCCGAGCCGTCCATCGCTGAAAGTCGCCGGCGCCGTAAATACAACATCAAAACGAACAAATTCATCTGTTGGATAGCTGGAAATATCAGAAAGGTTGTTCGAAATGTCGTATGATGCGCCGCTTTCTGTCAGTAATCGAATATAGGAAAAGTTTTTTGTCGTCAACCTCTTTAATTCGAATGAAAGTGTATATACTTGATCTTTTGTAAGTGCTAATGTCGGACGTCCCCTCGTCGTAATCCCAAAATAAGAATATGATGTCGAGTTCTTCGTCACAGTAACTTCATTGAATCCGTTTACTGCATAGTTAACGGACCGTTTTGCATTTACAGTATAAATATCAGGCGCGTTAAGGATAGAACCCGGCAGAATGTTTGCGTCCTCAAAATCTCGTGAAATCTTGTCAGCTTTGACGGCTAAATCTGCTAATAAGTCGGCCGTGATCGATCCGAAAAGGATGTCATCAGTTAGAATCCTCCGTGTAACCCCTGTAAACTCTGGGGTGAATTCGCTCGGCGTTTTGTGCGTATTGATCGCTCGCAACCGATAATACCAGACCTGGTCAACGCCGGGCGAATGTTCGCACTTGCTTCCTTTCCCCCAAAATATCCGGTTTTCAGGTAACGGTGTAAAGCCCTTAACCGGGGACGCGTAAACCTCATAAGCTGCAATATATGAGCTCGGGTTATAATCCCACGAAATTGAAACGCCTTGGAATAATGACTCGATTTTCACATTTGATGGAACAGGGGGGACGGTGTCAGGGAAGCTTCCATCTGTTACTTCGCCGCCGCTATCCCATTTCCCACGGTTTCGGTCTATTGTGTCTTGTATCTTTTGTATCCGATCATCCTTTTGAAGCACCGATAAAAATTGACCGATTTCTACCACGCAAGTGTTGTCTGGATCAGTGATGTCATATTCCATCGATATGATCCGCTGTTTTGTCTCTATAGGAATAGCGAAATTTCGATCTATAGCGATAGTCGTATCCCCTAATTCAACATGTTCATGCTCATATCCGGGCACATTTTGAAGCAGTTGGACAGATAGCTCATAATTGACTTCAATCTTCGACGCTTCGGTTATCAAGTGGTTATATGTCGCTTTTAAAAGCTCTTTTGGATCAGTTATATCCTCGTTGCTGAATTGTCCTTCTCTGTGGATTCTTTCGCCGTTTTTGAGACGGCCAAATCGCTTTAAAAGATCCGGATCACCAACCCATTCCTGACCTAAAGGCTTGTCGACGGGATCACCTTCTGACTTTTTCCACTCTACCTCGGAGAAGTCAATAAAACGTGTGTAGCCGCCTGTCTCTTCGCCGTTCTCGTCGGTTGAAGGTATAGAAGCCCCATACCCCCATAAAGCCGTCAGAGGGTAGCTGATGACTGTACGGCTGATCTTTTCGGTATCCTTATCTATTTCAAAGCGTTTCCCGCTGTCTTTTCCGCGACGAGGAAGAATTTTTATAACCCGACGGGTGATTTTATTGCCATCAAACTCAATATAGTCCTGAAGCTCACCGCCCCAGAGGTTTAACACCTCGGAAATACATTCAAGGGCAGATTTTTTATAAAATGTGGTTGAGTTTGTCCCCAAAGATGCTGTGACCTCTGCCTCCCACCTTGAACGAGAAAGCACATGATCTAAAACATATTGTGCTGTCTTATTCGTTGGCCGAAAGTCTTTCACAAAGGTTTCAGCCAGTTCCATCATTGCAGCTTCGCACGTTACCAGCGTGTTAACCTCAGCGTTTTCGTCTGCATCGTCCAGCTCTTTGATAACAAATAGCTTGAGAAGGCCGTCCTTGTCCTTGAAAATAACTTGATTTTCTTCAACCAAATAACGAGCATCAGGATGCGAGGCGTCGGCCACAAAAGAAAAAGAAGAGCCTTTATTCAGCTCTTCTTTGTATTTCGCATCCCAAAACTTGCATGCCTCTTGTCCGTCGCTGGACAGTACCGTGAGGACTTCCTCATCAGGTGACAGAATATACATGTCAGCCATAAACGGACCTCCTTACAAAAAAGCAACATCAAACTTGATGCTGCTCTTGTGACTAAATTTCAATTTTATCGGCCTTTGAGGTGGTATGTTGAACCAGTCTGACTGTACTTGCAGTGCGGCCATGATTAAATTTCCGTTGCACGTCACTTTCCTTTTGGCCGAATCAATAACGAGAGTATCGCCAGCGATAAAGTTGTAGACTACTTTAATTGTTTTATAAATAGATTCATCATCATTTAAAAAAGACACTTCATAAGAAGTGCCTGCCTCCGTAAAAACACATTCAATTTTCGGCTCAATATCTGCATAACCCGGGTTAGTGAATGATTGTATACCCGGATCAAATACATATTGTTTTGGTTCTCCGTATTTTTTAGGATCAGGACAAATGAATGTCAGTGTAGCCGACTGAATGCCTCCCTGCTCTTCGTTCTCCGAAATACTTTCAAAGACGGCGTAATAGGTTCTATCTGGCTCATCATGAAATACAAGGGGCTTCGGTTCGTCTGTGTGTAAAATGTATGTCAATTCCTCTTGCTTCTTTTTCAATTCTTCTTCGCTGCTGAAGGCGAAAAGCACTTCAATAGTTATGACCCTTACAGGGACTCGGACTCCACGGAGGAAGCCGCCGGGACGATTTCCGATGGTGGCTGTGTTGACCTCTCGCCCCATTACGCCCCGGCCGCTAGTCGATTTCACATAAAAGAAGGGTGAAATATCGACCCCATCAAATGTAATTTTCCACTGGTTAGGAAGTAAATCCTGATAGTTGATCAATTAAATCTCACCCTCCTTGCGTTTGATCTTCTTTGCGCGTCAGTTACGGGCTTTTCTACTCCCTGTCCGACTTTTTTGCTGTCCATCTCGATTACTATTGTTCTATCTGGTAATTCGAGGTTTTTGATTTCGGAGCTCAATTCGTTTGAAACAGTACCAATATCACCACTTGAAATGGATGTGTCGTATGCGAGATTCAGGTCCTCTTGCTGAATATTTATTGCATCGCTGACGACATTCATCGCTTTTTGAACTGCACCAATACCGCTCTGAATTCCAACAGCGATACCGGCCGGCACCATCATTCCGACTTGGTCCCTCATTACCCTTGATGGAGAATGGATTTTCAGCTTTTTCTTGATTGTTTTTTCAATTGTGGCCGCAATGGCTTTCGCTTCTTTCTCGAGTTCCCCGGACATGTTTTTCATCCCAGAGATAATTCCCGCCATTGTGTTTGAACCGATAACCTTGCCGCTCTTTTTAAGCGAACCCAACTGCTTGACATTAACCGAAAGCTCGCCGATTTTGCGGAGATAGTCGTTTTTCAACAAATCTAATTCCTTGTTGGCAGCAGATCGCAACTCTCGTATTTTCTTTGCCGTTTCCTCTTTAAGCCCTGACAATTCTTCCGCCGCCTGCGAGCTTGCAAGAGCGTGTTTTTCTTTCCAGAGGCTTATATAGTTGTTTAGCTCAGAACTGGACATGCGGGCAATCGCATTGATCTGGTCAGCAGAGCCAACACCCATTTGTCTCAATTCATCTACAAACTCTTTCGGCGCTCTGCTTGCAAGGCTTGTAATGTCAGAATTAAAGGATTTGATTTTGTCCAGTTGCTTTTTAAGGTTGTCGGTAAGTTTTGTACCGGAAACCTTCTCGCTTGAAACATCGTCAAATAGACCGATCGCACTATATATTGCGTTTGCTCGGTCTTGTAATTCCTTCTTATAGGCATCGTTGGCCGCCTTGATGTCTGCGGTTAACTTGTCATTGATGCTCTTGAATTTGGAAAGGTACGTGTTATTCGCTGACAAAATGCCTTTGTTGATCTTGTCAGCAGCCTTTTTCTCGGCTTCCTTCTGCTTTTTGACTTTGTCGGCCATTGCCTTTTGTGTTTGATAGATTTCCCGCTGAACTTTGATTTGTTGATCAGATGTCAGCTTGTTCTTTTTCTTGATTTTTTCCAGTGTATTGATATAGGTATTGCCGCTGATTTTACCCGTGTCATATTTGGCTTCTGCTCGCTTAATCTGATCAGAAACCTTTTTCGTGTAAGCGAGTTTCGCCTTTGCTTCCTTGCGCTGCTGTTCTTTCAGAAGCCTCTTTTGTTTATCTGAGGCGCTTTTGGTAGCCTGATAGATTTCTCTTTGAATCTTTCGATTTTGGTCGGCCGTCAGCTTATTCTGCTGCTGAATTTTCTTCAGAGTCTTGATGTAAGCAGCCGCCCCCATTTTTTTGGTGTCGAATTTAACCTCAGCATTCTTTATTTTGTTGCTTACTTTGATCTCTGCCGCTTTTTGTGCTGCTTTTGCTGCTCGAGCAGCAGAGGCTTTCACTTTTGACTCTGATTTGTCGATACCCGCGGCCATCCCGGTACCGATGTGATAACCGACTTGATCCCGCATTACCCGGGATGGAGAGTGAATACCGAGAATTTTTTTAATGGTGCTTGGAATTGCGTTTGTAAGTCTTGAGAACGTGCTTGACACAGCGCCCCACATACCAGTAACACCATTTATTAGACCCTGCATAATGTCCCGACCGACTGAACCAAGGTTTATACCTTTAAAGAAAGACATAACGCCGTTCCAGATGCTTTTAATTCGGTCTTTCGTTGCGTTCATGATGCCTGAAGCAGCGCCTTTTAAAGCATTAAAACTATTCTTTCCGGTTGAAGTCATGCCTTTCCAGATCCCTGTTACGCCAGATTTCACAGCATTCCAGCCGCTGGAAAATAAACTCTTTTGCCCGTTTAGCCAACCAGAGAAAAAGGATTTCAAGCCACCCCAAACACTTTTACCGACAGATACAATACCCTTCCAAACAGATGAAACCGCAGTTTTTATAGCATTCCAAGCAGTTTTAAATACATTTTTCCAGAAATTTAAAAGCGTTGAGAAAAAGCTTTTCAGCCCATTCCACACGCTTTTTCCTGTCGAAACTATGCCTTTCCATACAGAAGAAAGAACCGTTTTGATTCCATTCCAGACCGTTGAAAAAATCTTCTTCTGAGCATTTAGCCAACCCGAAAAGAAGGATTTCAAACCGTTCCAGATCGACTTTCCGGTATTTACAATTCCGTTCCAAATGGACGAAGCAAAGCCTTTAATAGCATTCCAGACGGTCGTGAATACTGTTTTGTATAGGTTGAACTGAGCTTTGAAGAAAGACGACAGGCCGCCCCAAATCGATTTTGCAGTCGATACAATCCCATTCCAAACGGTAGAGAAAAAGGACGTGATAGCATTCCATGTTGCTGTCGCGGCCGCCTTTATTCCTTCCCATGCTCCTTTTAGCCATTCAGAAATCACACCCCAAATTTGAAGGGTGAACTGTTTCACTTTGTCCCAGTTTGCAATGATAAGCGCAACTAACCCAACGACCGCCGTCGTGATCCAGCCAACAGGACCCATCGCCATAACCCAAGCCGCGGCCATTCTTGCAGCCTGAGCCAATGCTTGAGCCGCTAATACAACAAGCTGCTTCCCAAACAAGATCATTTGTTGGATGCCATTCATCAAAAAAGAAGTGAATGAACTGATCTTTGCCGCCGTCCAGGCCGCTGCCATCTGTGCAGCTTGCGTTAACGATTGAGCTGCCATGACAGTCATTTGAGTGATCCAAAGAGCCATTTGTCTAATGCCGGTTTGGAGCATGGTGATAAATGAAGAGATTTTCATAATGGTCCAAGCCGTGGCTGTGCGTGTTGCTTGGGCGATTGATTGCGCCGCCATTAGTGCCATGTTTTTGATCCATAGCCCCATCTGGATAATGCCGTTTTTTAACGACGTTATCAGCGCTGAAATCTTCATTGCAGTCCAAGAGGCGGCCATTTTCACAGCGTTGGCAGTAGACGACGCTGCCGCCGCCGCGTATTTTGCGATAAATTGCCCTACCTCTATTGTTGCTCCTTTTAATTGAGTGATAAGCCCAGCTAACTTTATGCCTGCCGCAGTATTTCTGAAGTTTATCAGATAACTTGCTGCAACCTTGAAATCTTTCAATCCATTTGTCACAGCACTAACGGCGACCATTGCAGGAACTATAGCTCTTAACGCCCCCACTAATGAAATAGCAACCGCAATAAACTGTCCTATCGCTGGATTTGCTTGCATTGCCGCATTTGTAAACTTTAAAAACCCGTTTACAGTTTGCAGAATGGTTTGGCCTAAAGGAGCCATACCAACAAGCAGGTTGATAATAGTTTTTGATATTTCTCCCAATGTGCTCCATACTGTAGGTCCATTGGTTCTAATATAGTCAATGAATGCTTGGAATTCCTTTGTTTTGGTGACGCTTCCCGCCCACTCATTGAATCGTTTTGTCATTTCGACAAGGGATGTCATCATGTCCTGAGACATCGGCGCAAAGCCAGCGAAAAGCTTCGTCAAGCCTCCTGATAAGTTTCTGATAATCTGCAATAATTTAGGGCCGTTCGTTTTCGTATACTCCACAAATGATTGGAATTTCTTTGACGAACCTAAATTTGCTGACCATTTCACCCATGAAGCAGTCGCTTTTTCCATGCTTGCAGCCATATCATTACCCAGTGGACCAAAAGCCACGATTAAATTCATCACAGTACGCAGGACATTGCCGGCAATTTTGCCGAATGTAACAAAGGCTTGACCCGCGTTTTTATTCATGAAATCTATGAAACGCCTCATATCCGCATCTTTAAATGCGGCATTCATACTTTTCGCTAATTCAAGGCCGCCATTTGCCACGCTTTTAAACATGGGTCTTAAACTATTTAGAACGCCTTTGAACGTCGTCAGCGAGCTCGTGAAGGTCTTTAATATAGGCTTCTGAACAGAATTTGATATTTCCGTCCAGTTGGCCTTGAAATCTTCCAAAGTCGCAAGCGCCTTCTTCTCTTCTTTTCCTAAAGACTGCTGTATGACTTTGATCTTCTCCATAATTTTTGCGCGTTCTTTTGCGTCAGTTGTTTCGTCTAACTTCTGTTGAAGCTTATTTAAGTCATCTGAGGCCTTAAAAACACCTTTAAGAGAAGATACTGCCACAGCGCCAAAGGCAACCGCGCCGGTTCCTGCGGTCGAAAATGCGCTCGCAAGCCCCATAACCCCGCCTGACGCCGCGCCGAGCATCGGCCCCAGTGATCCAATAGCGCCAGTAATACTGGCAAGCGCCGGAGAAATCGCAGGCAATATGGATGTAAAAGCACCTGCGAGTGAATGGCTTATGACAGTTGAAACGGAGTTAGTGATTTTGGCCAGGCGATTCATGTTATTTTCAAAACGGTCAATTCTCGCTTCGATTTTGATCCATACTCTCTTAGGCAAAGATCTGGTTTCTGCTTGTGCACCAGCAACTGCCCGGGTTAAATCCGAAGTATCTCCGTTAATATTGGTGGTTACCCGGTTGGGCAATGATCCAAGCTCAGTCCTTGCCGTTGTAATGGCTCTATTTAAATTGTCAGAGTCAGCGTCTAAATCTACTCGGGTTCGTTCATGCCGATGGATAAAACGATCAATCTGCTGTTCCGCTTCCCTGACTCTTGCTTGAAAGCTTGCAATCTCTGCTTCAATCTCAACAGTTTGGTGGTCAGTCATACGGCGCATCATATCATTGACACGTTCCATGCTCCTGTTGAATTTTCTCGTCTCAGCCTCAATGATTGCAGTCAGCCTTTCGATCATACCCTCACCCCTTTTCTACAATTGTTTTCCAAAATGAGCGCGAATGGCATCGTTAAAACGCTGAACAGCTTTGGCTTTAGAACCCAGCTCATTAACGTTTGATGATCGCCAGTTGTTTGCGTCACCTGTGATGTCTCGCTCAAGCTCACGCTTTGCTTTTCTCGCATCAAACATTTTTGATTCTTTTGGGCGTTTTTCATTGAGCGCATAACGGTGAAACATTGCATTTCTCGCCATGCGCTCCCATTGATCGATTTCTTTCAATTTCGCCCCTTTTATGAGCAACTTGTATTCTTTGGGTGTCCAAGACATGATTAAGTCGATGTCATGGACATTTAGCCAACGAGCTGCATTGACAATTACTTGGTCGTAGTCGATCCCGTTTTCTCGTTGTATGCTTCTTTCATCATTTCGAGCATCTCCTTGTTGGCTTCGTCCTCTTCCAGACGTTTCGCTTCCATTTCTGGCGTCTCGTTCGGACTCACTTTCTTCGGTTGCGCCATCTTCTCGATCATCTTCCAGTGCTGACGGATCTTTCCTTTGAAAAAACCCGCGGAATCCAACGTCTTGAATGCTTCTTTGATCAATTCATCTGCTGCATTACCTGTTTCATCTTCATTGATAATCTTGGCGAGCGCTTCCTCGATTTGTTCAACAGAAGGCTTTCCTTTTTTGAGGTAAGCAAGTGCACAATCCCAAAATGCAGATAAGTAAGCCGCGTCATCATTTAATAGGCTTAGATAGATTGATAATGTTCCTCCAGACTTGTCACCGTTCTTGTCTTCTTTTGCATATTTTTCGTTTGCTGTTCTGTCAAAAGCAAAGTCACAACGTGCAGCATAATCTTTTCCGTCAATTGTTAAGTAAGCCATGTATAAAACCTCCAGATTGTTTTTAAATTCAAAAGAGCCCGGCTATTGCCCGGGCTCTCATGATCTTATTTTCAAAGTGAATATTAGGCCTCTACCGGTTTCGTCCTTGTTTCAATTTCAGTCATAGGCGATTCGCCGGCAGAATTAACAGCAGATACGTTAACAGTCAGTTTAGTATCTGGCGCAATTCCCGTAAGCGTGCATTTTGGTTCTGTCACTTCTTTGTAGAACACTTTTTCAGATCCCCTGTACACTTTGTATGAAGTCGCCCCATCTACCGCCGTCCAATCCACGGTCACGCTGTCAGTCGTAGCCGTGAACGATAGATTTTGGGGCGCATTAGGGTGTAGTTTTGCCTTCTTCCCCAAACTGCATGAATTTTTTTGCGCCCGCAGAAGATCTGATCTCATCAAGGAGACTTTGAGGTAATGGAGCTAATTCACCCTTGAACGTTTTTCCCAGAACAGGAAGAGTCGTTGAAACCTCAATAAAGCCGTCCTGCGGCGCGCTTTTCTCCAAGCTCTCAATAATCGCATGCCCATATTCAGATGTATGCTTTTGATTTTCATTCAAGTTTAGATTTACCTTCCAGACCTGAATTGCTTCCTCGTTATCATAAGCCTTTTCGATCGCGTCCTGTCCGGGGTCGGTAACGGCTGCATAATATGTCAGCTCAATGTTTTCCGATTTCGGACCATAGCCAACGATCCGGCCGGATTTTGTCGTCTCGTCGACTGTATCCTGCTCTTTCGTGTGGTTACCTTCCGTTTGGAAAGCGATGAAAAGCCCTTCTGTTCCAGTGGCATTCATCGGTTGGACAAAGTAAACCTCATCTTTACCATTCAATAAATCTGGCATATTTTTCATCCTTTCAGTTGTTTATTGTGTAGCGCATTCTGAGAATGCCGTGCTTTGTGTAGCCGTCTATGTCGGTGATCACCTGCATTCCGCTCATCTCAGAACGGCATAAAGAAAAGCCCTCTATTTCTAGGGGCTCTCTCGTTAATGCTTGCAGCATCAAATCAAGGATTTGCATAGCTTCTTTTTTGCCGTTGTAGTCGCTCCAACAATGTAAAACGACATTGATAATCTCGCCTTTTGACGTTTTTGTCTCAAACGGCGAAACGTCATCATCGCCAGTTGTCACATATGGCTTTTTCTGATCTTTCGAGACTGCATCAAGCACACCAGTGACGCGTGCATTCAGCTCTTTATCAGTTGAAAGCCTTTTGAATATAGCTGTCTGCAATGGCCACATGGCTGACCGCATAATAACAGCCCCTTTCTATCGCATTTGACTTACAAAATAGCGCATACCTTCGTCAACTGCCGGGTTCCAGAATGGCTGCGCGCGCATCCCCCGGGTGAAAACCCACTGATTGAGCTTGGTATCGTAATACACCCACGGTGTTTTTCTGCCGTTCCCGTCTTCAGCATAGATGCCGGTTCCGTATTCGACATAAATCGCGTAACTCGCTCCGACAGATATTACCGCTGTCAGGCCGCCGTCTTTATAGTCGATCTCGATAGAGTTTTTCAGGTTACCGCCGTCTATCATAGCTGTCGGGGCGTTTAAAACAGCATGACTATAAATCAGCTCGGCTGTATCGGTAACAATCTGCTTTACGTCATCGATAACACGGTTTCTGAACTCATCTGTAGCCCTTCGCATTTGCCTTACCCATCTGCCGCTAACCTCAGCCATGGTCTTCAAGCACCCCCGAAACCTCGCATTTGAGGTTCATGATCTCGTGCATGCCGCCCTGATCGATCGGCGCCGACTTGAATATGAGAATTTTATTTTCATAGATGATCCTCATTGTTTTATCAATATCGGTGCGATATGGGTAATACACATTGCAGTCAACAGGATTCTGCAACTGCTGCGCTTGGTAAAATTCCCGAGAGCTCACCCCGCAAACGAAACCGTTGATTGTGATGAAATCAACATACTTTTCCTCGTATCCACCCCCACCATCCGGCACTTTCTCAAGCTTCTGAACAGTGAACGTGTGTGGGAATTCATCATATTCGTAAATCATCATTTAACCCTCAAAATCCTATAGGGTTTCAAGTGACGCATAACGGTTTCCGGCAGCTCCGTCTCGAAAGAGTAAGACACATCACCCATGCTGCGACCACTTAAATTCGAGGGCGACATATTAAACTCGATCGCTTTTGCGACAAACAGCTTCACGCCCCCCGGCAGCTTTTCCTCGCCATTAACAAGAAACTTGTTGTTGCAGTAATCCCTCGCGAATTCAATAAAAAGGGGAATAACCTCTTTCAAATAAGCGTCATGCCTATCTGTGGTTATCCCCAACATGGTTTTGATAGTCTGGACATCCATAAAGAGGACCTCCTATTCTTCGCCTAAAACGACTTTAATCAGCTCGTCCTTTTTGGCGTTTGGATCAAATTCAAATTCCTGTTGCTCCAAAAAGGCTATGATGTCGCTTTTGTTTACTTTGGCCAGTTGTTCTTTGCTCATTTCAAAAAGATGATCAAATGATGTGTCAGCCTCCTGAGCAACTTCTCCGGCCTCTTCTACCCTTTTAAAGCCAAAAGGCGCATAGACAACCCTATACGCCTTTTCTGACACATTCAAAATTAAAGAACCGTCTGTGATTATCAAATTAAGAACCTCCTGAGCCTTCCAGCGCTTTAAGGCGGTTTTCGATGTCCGTGAATTTGGCCGTTACATCATCACCCATTTTGTCCATCGTAATCGACTTAGCTTGATAGTGATTATTCTGAACGCTACCATTCCCGATATTACGGCTATTTACAGACCCGTCACCGATATTACGGTTTCTGACCTGTCCTTCTCCGATCATTTCGGAAGTGATGGTGTCAGGTCCCGGGGTGCCTGCGGGCATACCAGATACCTTCGCGCCCGCTTTGACTTCTAATTCTCCACCGATAACCCACTTATCGCCGCCACTAGTCTTGTAGTTTTTCGATGTGAAACTCATATATTACGCCCCCGCTTCCGCTTCTGGTGTAAGAGCTGCAAACGCTTCGTCAGAGAGTGTCATAAATCCGACTTGCTGAGTCACGCGGAGAGCAAACATGTCACGTTCAAACAAGTTAATAGGATTACCGTCTTCATCGACAACCGTTGTTAATGTTGCATCTTGAGAAATATGGTATTCCATTCCTTGAGGTATTCCATAACGGGTATAATCCCAATCGGCTGCCAGTAGATGTGCTTTTGTATAATCCCAAGACTTAGAATCGACATAGCCAATCGGCAAACCTAATACCTCTGAAGTCGCCCCGCCTCTCGGATCGTTAAAAATAGGCTGTCCATTACCGTCCTTTGCTCCGCGCAATTTTTGTTTGAAACGACGTGTAGTAGTAAAGCCGTTTACATCTTTGTCATTGTCCTCAGTGAGTGCCATGACTGCGTTTAACTCATCGTAAAGGTTGCCTAGAGAATTCAAAACAACGGTGTTTCCTGCTGCTTGTGCTTTTTCGAATACAGAATTACCTTTTCCGAAAGGCGATTCAATGCCAAAAAGTGCCGCTTGGTCGAATTTAATAGCGAACGCTTCCGCGATTGCTGGCCGCATTTGAGTAAAAAAGTCTTTAACGGTGTAATGCAAAAACTCTTTTGTGACTGGGACAATGACCCCGAGCTTTTTAGAGGTCATTTTCGCTTCTAACCATGTAGCTTTGGATGTCTTGATTTTTTCACCTTCACCAACCCAGTAAGCTCCGGGACCAGACGCAAGGTAAGTGAATGTCTTCTCGGTTTTAGTCATTTCCTCATATTTTGCTAGTTTTGTGACAGCTGATTGTGTCATAAAGTCTTTTAAAACTAATGTTCCTTGATCAGAAGGGACTTTCCCTTGGACTGCATCCTGCATCAATACGTTATTTGGATCAAAACTCATATTCTGTTTTCCCCCTTATTTTCTGATACTTGCATCAGCAGCAAGCGAACCAATATCTAAATTTCCACCTTGACCAGAACCACCGCCGCCCGGCTCCACGGTCCGGCCGTTCTCTTTGAATTTGTTTTCGACTGCTTGTTGAACAGCAGCATGGTATCTTTCTTCAAGAGTGCTAAGGTTACTCTTCGTCGTTTCTTCGTCATCCCCAAGGAAATAAGCGACAAGATCAGTCGGCAATCCCTTTTCAGATGCGTAAGAAATCGCCGTATTCATGAGCTTTTCGCGCTTAGCTTCTTTCTGCTGCTTCTCGAGCTCTTGCTCAAGCTTCCGAATGCGCTTTTGTTCCTCGGTTTCTTCTGGGTACAGCTCTTTTACTTTGGCATTCACAAGTTCATCGAGATTGTTTGCTTTCCATGTTTCAAGGCTTTTTGTGAAGTGCTGATCCAATTTAGGCCGGATCAGTTTTTGCCCCTCGTCTGTTTCCAGAAAACCTTTCACCTTGTCGGCTGACACGGCCGAAAGTTCTTCCAGATATGCCTTTACGTCTGTATTTTCTTTATTGTCATTGAGAAATTGTTTGACTTCTTCTAAATTCACTTTGATTTCCTCCTTTGCCCTCTACAGTGCGCGCCTGTTATGAGTGCATAAAAAATAAGCCTTTTAACGTCATGCTCAGGACAAAATAAAAAGCCGCTACGTGGCGACTGTTACTTTTCGTGTATAAAAAGCGATCGTTTCAACTCTCGATAAATTTCGTCATATCCTTCGTTGTCTCCAAACCTAGCAGCGACATCCTGCATTTCTATTAATCGCTTAATTCGTTTGTTTTCTTCGTCATCCAAATATAAAACATCTTTCACCGACATGTTATTTGTCCCCCTCCCCGAATAGCTCGTTTTCAGTTTCGCTCTCAATTCTTTCGAGCAAGTTCACGAGTTTCCCCATTGCGTCTACAGCTTTTTCGCGCCAGTTGATTCCGTTGTCATCACCCATGTTATTCGCCCTCTTCCGTATGATCTTCATCTGTAGTGTCTTCTGTCATTTCTTCAGGCGATTCTGCCGCTACCTTGTCAGCTTCGATCTTCGCTTCGAGTGCTGCTAAAAATTCGGCGTCAACGTCAATTTCATCAACGACAAATGTTACTGTAGCTTCGTTAAACTCTCCGACTCTCATAGAAAGCTTTAAATCAGTTAAATGCGTCGGTTCGTGGCCGTCTATTAAAACATCATAGTCCGAGAATACAAGCCCTACATTTTCCGGTCTCTCTTCTTTCCTTTTCCGCGCTTCTTCCGTCAATTTGATCTCTAATTTAGCCATTTAAGAACACCCTTTCATATTCGGATTCACTCACAACGAAAATGCCCGCTAATGACCCGTCGACCGTAACAGCAACATGAACCATCCCGTTATGCTCGCAAATGACTTCTGAACACAATTCAACCGTCAAAAAATCGTATTTTCCCATGTCATTTCCCTTTCTTCTCAATGGATTTGTACCACTCTTCATACGTTTGATATGGGATAGTCTCGCCTGCCCCCGCACCGTCTTTTCTTGCTCGTCTCGTATCTGGCAAAACGCCATTTACTTTGAACGCGATTGTGCAACGACAGTTTATATCATCCTTGGGGTTGTGCATATGTCCGGGCGCCGGCCCGACACCGCCGTAAATTGATTTGAATAATCCGGCAGGTTTAACCGTCTTCCCGTCGAGTTTCCTGTGCCCGGCTCTTGTCTTCAGGTCAAGTGTGGCATTCCACATTTTTTCGAGTTTGCTCTTTTTTGAGGCCTTCTCAGCGCTTTTGAGCCTTCCCAAGACTTGTACCCTATGAACCTCCGTTCTCGCCACGTCACGAGCCTTTCTGCGGGCAAATTCGGTGTTTTTCTCAATGCGTTTCGCTATCTTCGAATAATCCTCGCCCGCCTGTATACCTTGTGCAATAGAGATTTGTATTTGACGGACGTAATCATCCCGATGCCGCTTGTATATTGCGGAAAGCGTCAACTCTGCTATCGGGTTAAGAATTGCCTGCCGGATCACCTCGGTTGTCGGTATACTGAAGCCCAGGTTAACTGCAGCTTCCATCTCATAGAGATAGGCAGAGCGCATATAGTTCTCAAGGAATTGTTTTGCGGCTAACGCTTCGACAATCGTCAGGATTGTTTTGAATGCCTTTGATGATTCCTCTGTCATACGCTCCATTTCTTTTTTGAGCCGGTTGTATTTATTTAAATCAGCCATAGTCAATTGCCCGTTAGTGCTGTATTTCGCATATAAAAGGGCAATCTGCTGATTGATTTCTTTAAGGCGCTCAGCGAAAACGACATCAATCTTTTTCGCGTCCTCGGTGATCATGTCATCAAGGTACTTGTCAATATCATTCTGGTTCATCTTCGTCACCGCCATCGTCCTGATCTGTGTCAATGTCAGTCAACGGCGGCATGCTGTTTCTATATTCCTCTTCCTCTTCTTTCATTTTCTCGAGCTCGTATTGAACGTCATCCACAAATGACAGTAAAGAAAGACGAGTTTCTTCGCTGACAAAGCCTTTCAAGCTTGATGCAATTTGAGCTTCTTCAAGGATATTAACTGGAAGGTTGCGCTTGAAACCGAACCACAATTTTAGATAGTCGTCTTCGCTGGCTTTGCCCTTTGTTCCCCATGCAGAAAAAAGGATTTTGAACTGATACCGAAGGGCTGCTGTCATCTTTCGTTCCATCGTTATGCACTTATTTTCAAGCGCCATAAGTTTGTACTTCATAGCGACACCCGAGACATTGCCGCCGAATGATTCGTCTGTAAAATTGACGGACTTAGCAAAACGAAGGATATTTTCTTCCAGCCGGTTTAAATGGTTCTCGATTATGGCGTCGTTGATGTCCTTCGTGAGATAGCTGACATCGTCACTCTCTTCCAACAGCTGTAGAATCCCGGTTTCTTTCAGCTTTTCCATGGTTTCGTCGTCTACGCCTAAACCTTTCAGAACGAGATATGCTAAACGGTACTGCTCGATCTCGTTGCTGGCGTCAGATAACGTGCGGTCATAAGCATCAATAAGAGACAATACCTTCTCGGCATCGCCTTTTAACTCCTTATTGTTAGCTAACCCAAACAGTGGGCAACCTTTAAACATATGGGGCTGCTTGTGGTCTTCTTTAAACACTGCACTGTCCTTCGTGCTGTAAAAATGAATCGTTGTGTCATCGTAAAACTCCGCTTTTTGCTGTCCGTCACATGTCTCGTAATATCGCAAAGCATATTCGGGTTCATGGATATTTCCGTCAGTGAGAAAAACCACTTCCCAAGGATCGATGTTTTTGATCCTTTCTTCCCCTTCCTTATCCACGTAAGCAAGACGGGCGCCGTATCCGCAAATAGAGGCCATTTTCCCCCACTCGCTGTCCTCGTCAGGAACGTGGTTTCTCAAATTAAAGTCCTCGATCAGCCGCTTTAAAGAATCCTTTTTATCATCAACCTCATATGCGATTGGGTGGCCGAATAGATAGCCGACCTTGGTATCGACAATATCGGAATCAAAAGAGTTATTCAGTTTGTTGTTTACTTTATGGTCAATCCGCTTAATGCGCCCGGTTTCAAAATCTTCATAGTCGATCGCTTTCCGTTGAAGAATCGGCACGCCGTCCGGCTCTGCCTTGTATCGATCGTATAATTTTTTCATCCGGTCATGGTCCTGTTTATGCTCTTGGATAATCTGAGAAATTAAGTCCCCTGATATGCCGCTTTTTCTGATTTGATCTAAGAATTTTATCAATCTCTAAACCTCCTTGTTACCCCATGCCCTTTAAGGTTTGATACCTCATAATCATCCAAGCCGTACCAAATGGCCGAGAATGTATGAGGATCGATGTTGAATTCGTCCTCGATGATGTTCCCGTCTTTGTCGACTGCGAAAGTAAGGTCCTTCAGCTCCCTAATGACATCGGGGCATTGATCGGAGCAAATAATTTTCTTGAATCGTTTTACTTTCTTGGTGTATTGCAACCGCGAGCCTTGAAACTTCTTTGCGGCCTTCATGAGAAAGCCTTGCTGCCGAAAGAATCGAATTGTTTTAGGCTCCGCGCTGTCCGCCTTGATCAAAACGCGTTTAAGGTCTTTCAAGTCTTCTGCCGTTTTGTCGTCGGTCGTGTCGTTTTTGTAATACTGCCAGTAGATATACAAAATCTTTTCTTTATGGTCAATCGCCATACGTACCAAGGCGTTATACGAATCCACGAAACCGAAGTCCATGCCATTCTTTAAAATCGGCCTGTCGATAGCCCTAATCGCTTTCATAACCTCTTCATGCCCCATCACTTCGAATTGTGGCAGAACAAGCTTTCCGTTAACGCCAAAACGACCTTTCCGGGCAACGCGGTAAAGGTCTGGATCGTGGGTTTTAAGGTCTTCCAACTGCTCGATATAGCTTTCAGGCAAAAATAAATTATCATCGGCTGTGGAGTGATGATAATAGGTGTTGTTTTTTATGATGGTTTTCTTTTTGTAAAGCTCTTCATCGTCCAAGACAAAGAACTGGTTTACCTCATCTTTGAAAAAGTGCTTATACGACCAGTTCCCTTTGCTCACGGGGTTTGTTGATAGGATCATATGGAGCTTCAGAGTCGGATGCCGCAAGCGCCCCAACAGCTCTTTAAATCCGTCGTATTTCACTTCTGAACATTCCTCTATCCAAACAATCGATATGTTATTGATCGATTTCAGCTTGGCCGGCTTGTCCATCCCTTTAAAGATGATTTTGCTACCGTTTGGGAATCGTATTTGCATCGGTGAGGTGACGCATCGGATTTTGTGGTCAAGCCCCAAATCTGTAATGATCTCTTCGAGCAGTGAAAAAGTCGAATCCCTGTGGGTGTCGTAGACTTCTCGGACGACTAAGGCTGTCCGCTTTTCTTGGATCAACTTCAGAATCAGCTTGAGAGCAACATGATAGCTTTTTGACGATCCATAACCACCGACAAGGAAATAAAACTTCTGTGACCAATCAAAAAGAAAATCTCTGAAACGGGGGTTCACTTCTTTTTCCATCATCGCGCCCCCTTGTCCTTGATGATAATTTCAAATGTTGAGTCGTTTTCATCGTCGTTCAATCGCTCGATTTCGGCTTTCGTCTTATCGATGTTCAGGCGCATTTGATCAAGTTTGAGGCGTCTCTCGTCCTCTTCATGGGCTAATGCGTCAAATTGCTTTATCAGGCTCCGCAGCTCGCCCATAGCCCGCGATTGAGCGTTCAAGAATGTTGCATGACGGTCCCATGCGAATTGTATTTCAAACTCTTCTTCATCAGCAGATTGTTTTAGTTGCTCTTTACCGTCTTCATCGTTTTCCAAGTGATAAGAGTATTTCGCCTTTTTCATTTCTTTTGCCATATCGTCCTTATCCTGCACGAACATGATCCGCTGCGCCCGGATAATGGCCGCATACTGGATCTGAATTTGATCCCATATCATATCGGCCGGGCTGCGCTCCTGAATCTCTTCAATGATCTCAAGCGTTTCCTCCGGGAGAAACTTGGAGAAAAAGCCGTGAGTCACAGCATTCTGATTTCCCTTCGGTGCGCCGCCGTTGTTCCCGAGTGCATTTATATTGCCGGGAGGCGCGCCTACTTTTTTTGTGTGCACACCTTTTTGAATGGGTGCACCCTTTTTTCTTTCCCAACCATGCCGCCTTTTCCATGACTTGATGGTGTTTACTGACACCCCGTACTTTTCGGCAAGGTCCTTGTATTTCATTCCTTTGACGTAATCTTTTTGTGCTTGAATGTGCTTTTCGGCCATCTACATTCACCCGCCGCCCCCTTCTGGATTGTGTTGTTTTGGGAAATATATTTGCTCTGAGCCGCGCCCGTGCTTGGCGGTATCCGATTGTTTTCCCAAGTCTCACCGGACGCGTATCACAGCAAATATATAAACTGGTTTTTGGATGGCTCATTTCTTCTTTTTCGTAGCCTTTATGCCAGCCGCAAACCCATCAAGCAACACGTCAGCATGTTCTTTTTGTCTTTCGCTTCCGGGTCTAATATCAAGCTGTTTTTTCAACATTTCTATCAGATTCTTATCCATGCTTTACACCCTTTCAACATAAAAAAGCGCCCCCGCTCATTAGCAGTGACGCTCTTTCTCACTTTATTTTGTGAAGTGGTAAAACTGGGGAACCTACCTCCCCGCTCCTGCCTTCCATTTTACACGACGGATTTTTGCGGATTCAACAACTGCACAATGCGGCAATTTTGGCACAACTGGTTGATGATCTCGTCTTTCATTCGTCTTACGGTTTCCCGCGATATGCCGAGATGGAGGCCGATAGCCCGATAGCTAATTCCTTCCATCATGCAATCATAAATCACTTTGTGCTGTTCCCCTTCGATCTTTCTTGCTGCCGCCTCAATCGCGTATACGCGTTCCTCGAAATATTCAAGACGTTTGAAGAGCCGTTCCTCTCTCAAGTCCATTTGCTTTAATTCGGCCTGACTCTTCCCGGGGCTCCCCTTTGGCATGGCTGCCTCCAAACCATATTGAGCAACGCCCCAGCTCCGCATAGGGATGTCAGAACCGTAAAGCACCCTTTGCAATCTCTGAACCTCTTTTGACATCCAATGATAACTACTGATCAACTTTTCGATTTCTTTTTTATTCATAATTCATGCCCCCTTATCGTTGTCTGAATGCCCCGCCTTTGGCTCTTTTATAGATAGGCCTGTTTGTATCCATCAGGTTCCTTAAATCCCGTTCAGTGAGCTTCTCCGGCTTTTTTTGCGTATTCTTTTTGATCTTTTTCATGTTTTCAGCCTCCTTTTGACACCCTAGTGATCGTGGGGTGTGACTGAAAAGTTGCGAAAATAAAAAACGGACACCAAACAAACAGCGTAAATGCTGTAAGTTCAGTGTCCGCAGGCATTCCATCTAGGACATTATTCTATTTCCATCCGCCAACGGTTTTCATCAAATTGTCTTGCAGCCAGAACATGAGGTATAATCTGCCGTTAGCCCCGTATTTTCGCTCAAAAATATTGATAGCTTGCTGCAGAAACGGCTTGTAATCCTGCATCATAACATTTCACCTTCCCGGCGCCCGCCGCGCCTCCTAATCAAATAGACTAAGCTGAGTGATTTTATAATTAAACAACAGCATTTCTTCGGCCCGGTTCCCTTTTCCGGATCCACCGACAACCTGCTTATATGCTGAAAAAGTTTCTCTTTCCCAAGTCGGATAGAGCTCGAGTATCAAAGGATCGTCATAATAGGAGAGAACCACTTTTCCTTTTACTTGGTTTAGCAGCCACGCCAGATCCCGGTGATCCTGCTCTGTAAACCCGCCGGCATAAAACTGTTCTCGGCCGACATACGGAGGATCAACATAAAAGAGCGTATCCGGGCTATCGTATTTTTCAATAATCGTCCGGAAATCCTTACACTCAATCATGACACCTTTCATACGATTGGCGAATAATTGAAAAGCTGTACAAGCGCTTATGTAGCCGCCCGCCGGATTCTGCCCACTTTTCGTACTGTGACGCCATCCGGTTTGTGGAACATTCTCCGCGTTTCCCTTACTGATCCCGGACCGGTTCATATAAAACCACCGGACAGCCCGGTCGAAGTCGTCTGTTGGGTAATCCTCAGTCTTCCATTTCTCGTAAAGCGCCCGGCTGTAAGGAATAGACTCACAAGCCTTTTGCATTGCTTTCGGATCCTTTCTGACTTGCATTAGGAAATTGACCACATTTCCGTCAATATCGTTGTACACTTCATGGGATATTTTCGGCTTATTTGCAATGACATGGGCCGCACCGCCGAAAGGCTCGACATAAACCTTATGGGCGGGCATTTTGTTTATGATGTGTTCGGCATATTTGGCCTTGCCGCCAAACCAGATTAAAGGTGACCTTGCCATCTTGCTGCCTCCTGGTCCATGATTTCTTTGAAGATCGGGAAAATCTGCTGAGGCACCACCGCGTTGCCTAATCCTTTAATTCTGTCCACCCGATTGGGAACCCCATGAGCCACTCGACCCACGTCGGGTTCAGGTGTCCACCGTTGCCCGCCGTCATCTGTTTCCGTTCCTCTTCGGTAATGACTCCTTTTTCCTGAAGATCGATCATCGTTTGAAATGATCCGGTGCCGCCGCACATCCCCTTGGTTCTCGGAGTCGGCCATAGTACGGCATCTGGCAACGTTTGATGATTCCAATTCGGCCCCGTTCGTCCTTTCCAATCCCGAGCTGTCGGGGTCGGAAAAAGTTGTACAGCTGCAGGAAGTCCGTTTCTCTTGTCGTAAGGGTTTATGTTCCCCCTCTTCTCCGCATCGTTGGCCCTTGGTGTCGGCCACATCGCTACCAAGGAATGACCGCCCTGACGATTCTTTGCATCTCCCGGCCTGCTGTCTCTTGTGGTCGGAGTAGGCAACAACGAATGTTCGATCTCTTCGATGTTTGGCGTCGACGGCACAAGCCGGTATAATAAACGATTGCCCTTTGTAACCTGCACTTTCCAGGTCAAATAACGTGCGGTCGAGCTCCATATTGGCGAAGTTAGCAACATTTTCACCAACAACCCAAGTGGGCCTGAGTTCTTTGATGATCCTAAACATTTCCGGCCAGAGGTCACGGTCATCTTCCTTGCCTTTGCGCTTCCCGGCAATACTGTAAGGCTGGCAAGGGAATCCTCCTGAAATAATGTCAATTGTTCCACCAGGTTCGATCACTCCTTTTTCCTCTAAAAGCTGTCTATTCAAGGTGCACACATCGTCAAAAATGGGAACACCGGGGAAATTCTTCTGTAATACCTTTTGGCAAAATGGCTCTCTCTCGCAAAAAGCCACGGTTTCGATGCCGGCCCATTCGGCAGCTAGCGCAATTCCGCCTATACCCGCGAACAATTCAATGCTTTTCATCCGTTTACCCTCCTATCAGCTGCGGCAAGATCACGATTGCCGCAAACACCCCAGCAACCCCAAGCATCGGCAGCAGAAACGATTGTTTCGGAGCATAGACGACATTGCCCTTAATCGCCAGCCCGTCCATTCGTTCAATGATCGATTTCACGTAATCCGGGTGAAGTGCGTATATATTGGCCAGTTCGTCAATGGTCATCATATTGTTACGCTGTGCCTTGATTGTATGGAGTAATGAAGATTGTAAAAGAGTCATTCCGGTACCTCCCATTCATTGCGCTTTTTTATCGTTTGAAACTGCTGCTGTGTCAGCTCAACATATACAGGCTCATAATGTTCTTTAATTTCAGTCGAAGAAGGGCCAAATTTCAAATAATCAAAAAGATTGTAGGCCATTTCAACATCAGCCACTGAGGGACTTTCAAGATTAACTTTTACGATGCAGAAGGCATCTTCTAAATTCTCCACATCACCGTTAGGGTCTGACCAGTCGTCACAATCGGGCCCATCGGATAAATATCTACCCTTCTTATTCTTTGCTTTAAAAGCTATTGCTGGAATTGTTTTCATTTCTCCGCCGCCTCCAATAGATCAGGATTTTCGTAGATATTGCCGATGACTTCGATTTCTCTCATGGATGCGTTCATTATCCAAGTGCCTTGATCGTCTCCCATATCGAATACAAACGCCCCAAGAGAATCTTTAAACTTGACCACTGCTTTCATAATCTTGTTTTCGTAATAGACAGACTTGAACTTCACGACATCCCCCTCGTAAATCTCGCGGCCAGTATCGTCCTTTAATCCGGTGTATTGCCCAATTGATTCCCACTCTACCGGTACATGACCGTTATAAGGCGTACTGATATAAGCTAATTTGTCATCATGGTTTAAGTCGATGCCGCCATAAAACCATTTAATATCGCCATAATCCTCAATGGGTTTACCTCTAAATTTAATCTCTCTCATTTTGTAGCCTCCAATAGATCAGGATTTCGATATACATCGCCGATGACTTCATAATCTTCTTCGCAGTAATTTATATCCCCGATCCAGCAAATACCTTTCCCGTTTTCTTCAGCTGTATAATCTGAATAATAACGACTATTAATATTCTCCAAAGTAAATGATCCATCCCGAAATCCGACTGAAGCAGTAAAGTGTTCTTCTATTTCGTTTCCATCAAAGAACCAGTGAACACAATGAATAATATCCCCCTCGTAAATCTCCCGGCCGTTTTTGTCTTTTAATCCGGTGTATAAATCCCGGCTGATCAATTCATATTCATCGGAAAACGCTGGAGACAGCTCGGCGGCCGCCCTTGCTTCTAATTGCGCGATGTTATACCATTTCATTTCAATGTTGCCGCTGGCTTTATGTCTGAATACATAACGAATCTTGATATTATCCATCCTGTTCCTCCCTCGCAGGGAAAGCCCCTGCTCATTAGTCGACTTTGTAACCAATCTCATAATCTACACGTTTAAAACTTCCGTTTATCGTTTGAATAATAGATTTTCCATGCTCTGGGGCATCCATGATGTGGGCCGCTCCTTGCTTCCCATCTAACACGATGACACGGACCTTCCCCGACTCAATAGATTCTGTGAAGCTTAAATCATCGTTTAAATTTATTCGCTCTGGTTTGTACACTAGGCAGCCCCCTTATGCTATGATAGAAGTACCAGTTCATATCAGAGCACTGAGGCCGCGCGCTTCGGTGCTTTTTTAATACTGTTCAGGTTGCCATTTTTCCATTGTGAAAGCTGGCGACGGTTTCAGGTGTTCCCGGTAGATAATCGGGTTCTTTTTGACGTATTCCGCCAGCTGCTCGGGCGTCATCTTCCATTCGTGAACCGGTCCGGGTTTATACGGGTTATTGTTTTCTTGCATCATAACGACCTCCTGAATTGATTTTCGGTATTTCCGAGCCGCCGAGCTTCTTACAATCTGCGCCCATCCGGCTGGAACATTGTTTATAAAGCGAACAGCGTGTCATACAGACCATGAGCTTATCTTCTTCGCGAACCCACAACGGCCGATCGTCTGCGATTATTACGCTTTGCAGTGGATTTCTCCGCCTTTCCTTTTGTTTTTTTCAGCTTGTCTATTTCGATAAAGCCGAACGATTCATCATAGACGAGCACTTTAAGGGGTGTATCGTATCGGCGTTCATACAGCTTGCGCTTGATTTTAAAGCTTTCCGTCGCAACGCCCTTGATGTCGATTATCTCGATGCTGCCGTCCAAGTTATGAACTTCAAAATCTGCGACATACTCAATCTTCCGAAAAGTTTTTCCGTTCTTTATGAATGCTTCTTGCAACAGGAATCGAGGCTGAAGCTTAAAGTCTTTGATCTGATCCGCCTGCTTGAGCCATTTAAGTTGTAAGTAATACTTGGCTTCGGCTTTGCTGTCGAATTTGATACCGTCAACGTATGTTTTCTTGGCGTTGAATTTATTTGCTCGCATGCCCCTTACCTCCCGTCATCTTGTAACCATTGTTGAATCTGTTTTTCTCTGTATCCGGCCAGCAGCAGGATCGACAGCAAGGCCGGCACCGCTCTAAGCACTCTGAATCAGCTCCATTTGTTTGATTTTTTCTTCAAGAACCCGGATGACCGGGGTTAGATCCTGCCCTTTACCCGGTTGCTTTGGCGTTACCTCAAAAACTCCCGGCATTAATTGATTGACTTGAACGTTTGTCATGTTTGATCTCCTTTATTCAAAAAGTGACTGCAAAAGCTGTTCGTTTTCCTGTTGTGCAATCTTACTTCTGATCTTTTCATCTGGCATTCTAACAGGGAAAGCAAGCTTTTCAACCCTACTGCTGATACGGCCGTCTGGATATTTCAAGTCCAGTTCATTGATAGCCAAGTTACTGGTAAAGATCGTTGGCTTTTTATTTTGCAGCCTAAAATCTAAGATTCGTGTAAACGTTTCTTCAATCCAACCTTTTACGTTTTCAACACCGATATCATCAAAAATAGCCAAGTCTGCTGTCTTTGCCGCTTCTATAATTTCAGATGTTTTTATCTTCGAACCCTCTTCAAACGTCTTTTTAATTTCTCCGATCAGGTCAGCTGTTGAGGAATAAATAATTTTTAATGGTGTATCTGGTTTGTCGTGCATTTTAATAATGGCCTTCATAATGCTTGCGGCAAGCCTTGTCTTTCCGCTGCCCTTTTCCTTACTGTAAAAATAGAGTCCTTTTCCTTGATCTCGCATCTGTTCAAATTTCAAAACATAGTTTTTTGAAATCCGTTTTGCGTTGGCCGCACGCTCTTTTGATATGTCTTGTTCATAGACATCGATTTCAAATGAATTTAAGGTTACGTCTTTAAATTCTTCAGGCAACCGAGCGCCTAACAGCTTTTTTTCTAACAGTTTGACGGCCTTGCAAGGGCATTCTTTCATGAACTCTCTATTTTCTTGATGATCCTTTATCCAGATAAGACCGGAGCCATCACACTGCTTATAAATGCAGTTTTCCTCAGAAATCACAGTGAGTGTCTCGTATCTTTCCGGATAGGCCCTTTTCTCTTGCAAGTGCTTCGAGTCTCTCAACCTCTTGGCTAGATCCGGATTGGATTTTTCCAACTGCTTTAGGGTAAGTGCTAAACTGTTCATCGTTTCGTTTCCCTCCCCGGTTCATCAATTTCATGAGGCCTTGCCGTGCTTTATGGTCGTCTGTGTTTCGAAGAATTCCGAGTGTATACTTTTCTCGTTTGTCGTCATAATGCTCTGCATGCGTCCACATTGCATAATGTAGTTGATCAACGCTGTATTTACTCATTTTTTCAAGGTGATTCGCCAAAAGCTTGGCCGATATTTTGCAATGACTTCGGGTTAGACGGATGCAGTCGAGATATTTAACCAATATGCCTTTTTTCACTCCTTCAGGAAGTGCGCCCATTTTGATTATCATGTCTGCGAATTTATCGATCTCTTTCTCGCTTGAAAGGTTCATATTTTTCAGTTCCGCTGCTTCTAGTGCATCTTTCAATGTGTCTTCGTCACTGACACTCTGTTTTTTCAAGTGTTCAGCATATTCAGGAATGTTTTTGAATTTACCTTGTTCCTGCATGTCCTCACCCTTTCCCTGATGTTCCGTTAACTCTCCGGATTCCTCCGGTGCCGGGGCTTTTTTCTTTCCGTAATTCTTTGTATTTTGAAGTTTTTCGTAATTCAAGATGGTAACGATCAGCCCTCTGTTTTGCTTTAGCCGTCGGGTTTTGATGAAGCCCGCCTCTTCTAATTTCTTGAGCGAATAACGGACCTTTTTTACATCAATGGAGGCATCTCTTGCTAACTCCGTCACGTTTATCAAAGCTTCGCCAGTTTTTAAAGATCCAAACGGAGCGAAAGCAGCTTCCTCAAGTAAGCACATGTATAGTATTTTTTCGCGCCTGTTTTTAAATACACGAGCAGGTGCAACTACATAACCCCAGCCTTCCATATCCATATACACTCACCTACTTCCTTTCACACAGCGCTGTCATTCCGCTGATGCGGACTAATTTCAATCCCGGTTCGTTTGTCTTCAGATAGCTTTCGACGTAAGAACGAAACAGCTTTGCGCGATTCGGTGCCCCTGCTGTCAGCCACTTGTAGCAGAAGGGGATCGGAACCTTAATCAAATGGGAGGTCATCGTCTTTAATATCTACAGGCTGGCCGTCAAAAGGATCGGCATCCTGCGCGCTCGGTTTTTCTTCTTGGTCCTGCTCAGGGTTATAGTCGATGATCTCGGGGCTGTCTGCATCTTCTGTGATGTCTATTCTTTCCCTTGGTGTCTCGTCTTCGATAACCGCCTTTTGCATTTCAACAGAGAGAATGCCCCACTTGCTAAGAATGGATTTCAGAACGGTTTTGAGGGCCATCGCGTCCCAATCCTTTCCCCACCCGAAATCCGACTTACTGAATTTCTTTTTGTGCTTCTCGACTTGTGCCTTTGTCCAATAGACCGTTTTCCGAAAGCCGTTTAGTAGTTCGAAATAAGCAGCGTAACCGATCACGGCATCAGACTGGCGCTTTTCAAAATCAATCTCGATTTCTTCGGTTAACGGATTCCATTTTTGCAATTCCCCTTCGTGAACCGGTATGCAATTGATGTATTTGTACTGCCCTGTCCTCAATGCAAGCTGGATATAGCCTTTGTACCCGAGCTGAAACTGTGCTTTTCCTCCATACGGTACAATCCAGGCATAGCCTAAATTTTTATCTACAGGCAGATCAAGCGTGGCGGCCACCATTGCCGCAGAAATAATACTCATGGGTTCTGCCCTCTGAAGAGTATTTTCGCTGTTGTACAGGCTCAGAATGGATGCTGTGAACTGTGTTGCCCTTTTCCCTAAGACTTCTTCAAAACGTTTGAGGACCCTTGGGGATTTAAGCAGCCCCTTCATCGTCGTCCCTTGCTGCTGTGCCGGGGCGCTATTTTGTTTCGCTTGAATGTTATTTTTAATTGATTGAGTTGTTGCCATATCAGCCAACCTCCTTAATTCCAAAACGTCTGGAATGCGTTTCTTTAGTGACTTTTTCATAAATATCAGGAAACTGCGTTTTCAATTTTTCGGTGTCAACTCTTTTAGAGGCGACATGTTTCCAGCTTGTTTGGTAGTTTCCGATGAATCCGTATTCGGCATCTTTCATCTCAAACTTGATCTGATTTTCTAGTTCCTTGGCTTGCACCTGTAATTCTGAAATTTGCTCTTTTAGCTGCAAATACTGTTTAATGCGCTCGCGATTTGCGGCAGAAAGATCAATCACTTTATTACTTTCTGTTTCGGCGTACCGCTTTTTTAGAAATTCCTCCGCCGCGCTCGAGCCGTCCAGCGCCGGAGCCTGTCCGCCTAACACTTTGTCATTCCAAAATTCAATTTCAGCAGCAAAGATCATTTGGATAAGCTCTTCGTCACGTTCTATCTCTTTCCAAACAAACTTGTTCCCGCCGATCAAGACGGCAAAATACGCCTTTCGATACTCGGGGCCAAGGACACCAAGATAATGCTGAACCTGAACGATATAGTTCGCTGGAATCTCGTCGTCTTCCCATTCCTTCATGTTGTATGCTGATGTTGTTTTGCACTCAAGAATGGCTTTTTCCCCAACGATCATCCGGTCGAGGTTCGCGATAATAAATTCATTGTCAGGATGCTTCAACATCTGATTTTTGCGACGTACTTTTTTCCCCGAACGAAGCTCAAACTCTTTTGCGACCACATCCTCTAAAATGGTCCCGAAATATGCCGCCTCGCTCTGAGATTCTTCCGGCATGACTTGTCCGGTCTTTTCTAACCACAATTCAAACGGTGTTTTCCACTTGCTCAAACCGAGTACAACGGCAGCATCCGACCCGCCGATGCCTTTTTGCCTTATTGAAAGCCATTCCTCCCGCGACATATTGGCCGTAGATGAAAGGACTTCGGCTTGCATCAGACGATCCCCACCTTTCTTTTATGTGCTTCTGCCCCGAGCCGCTGCCATTCCCGGTACTTGTCCATTGAAGGGAAACTGAAAACCGTCCTGCCCTGTTTATCGATTACAATAGACCCGCCGACCTTATAAAGCCTCTGCTGATCCTCAAGTCTGTTACTGAATGGTGCTGTGATCGCTTTAGTCATTAGGATATATCCCCCTCTCAGCTTGATAAGCTCGTACAGTTTTTAGCAAACCTTCATTTTTTCGTTCTAATCTTTCGATTTCTGACACCATTTTTTTAAGTGATTCAAGGAACTTGGGCGTCGGTACCCATTGACCATCAAGATAGGTTTTGATAATTTCAATACTTTCACTTCTTGTTAGCTTCATTTTCCATAACCCCCGTTGTTTTTTATGGGGCGATTTGGTATAATTAGATAAATGATTCTTTACCAATCGCCCGGGAGTCCACTCTGCCAAGTGGGCTCTTTTTTACTCTTCATCATCTTCCTGCTCTTCCTCGTCCTCATACCGCAAATACTCTTTCGGGTAGCCGAAACGGTTAATTTCTGTGATCATTGGGTGCTCGATGTTCATTTGAAACAACTCCTCATCGTAATTTCTTCAAGGTGTCTTCCAATATAGAAATAACCTCGTTATATCCCTCTTGTAGTTCTTCGAGATTATCCGAACGATAATCGATCCGCTTTCTCGATAGCCTCTTCAATTCCGCTTGCTGCCTCGTCACGGAAATCCTCAACCGCATCTAAAGCCGCTTTCAAGTCATATACATTAGCCATTTTTCAACCCTCTTTCTCTGAATTTTTTAAAACGCTGATCCCATATAAGATGCAGTTCAGGATAGTTTCGGATTCTCGCGCACCATGCACGCACTTCTAACGCTGTCGCCGGCTTATGAACGTAATGGAGTATCATCTTAAACACCTGCTAACCACAGTTACATTAAGTTCTCTTTTTCTCATTTTTAAAGCTGTTTCATACAATCGTGCTTTGTTTGCCATTCTGTTTAAATCCTCAGCTAAAACCTTGATGGTTCCCGCCATACTAATTGCTTCCTCAAAATCCCCATCACTCAATGCTTCTGAAAGCATGCCAGACAAATCTTCCACTGATTCCATTTTTCTTTTAGCCGCCTCAATATCTGTTTTTAGAAAATGATTGATTTTCACCTTATACCGCCTGCCTTTCTTCTTTTCTTGCCATTGCCACATGATCGACTAACGCCTTTCGCGTCCATCTGTCGGCAACCTCTTGAATTTTTAGACCGTGATTCCGGGCTAATGAGTAGATCAGCGTTTTATTGGCCGGGATCAGATCGAAAATTTGTTTTATCTCGTTTATCGGTAATTCCGCAGCTCGTCCGGGTCGTTCCCGAGCTAACCACTTCCCGAGGTTTTCAGTCGCTTGCAGCGCCTCTTTTAATTGGTGAATCATATTGATCACTGCCGTACTGGCACTTTCGTTCAATGCCGGATCGATCGGGGCCGCTGCTGTTGGGTGCAGCCGGAAAAGGTAATGTACAAGATCGATATGTTCATAAGCTTCGCACGCCTCAAACCACTTAATACAAAGCTGTGGGGTTAAGGTAATTAATCCGTTTTCAACATCTGAAATATACTGTTGTCCTTTTCCTCCAAGTAATCTCCCTAACTGAAATTGATTGAATCCGTATCGTTTTCGGATTTCACGCATAATTGAGGGCAAATTATCCAGATTATACGGGTTGTTCTCCATACGTTCGCCTCCTGTTTCACGGTAATTTATTTGGTAAAATTTATTAATGAGGGTACTCGACAGGTTTTAGGAAACCTTTCGAGGCACCCAATTTTCGATATAGTTGATCGCGGTTAACAGCTCCTTACGCTTCACATCTTTATAGCTTGGAACCCCGAATCGGTCTTTAATTTCACGATGTAATTCCTTGAAAAGCCTCCCCGCTTCTTTCTTGTCATCCGTGAAAGAATAGACTCGTCGGGCTATGCCTTTTTGAAGCCGGCGCTGTTCTCCGTGATCAAGTGTGATTTGCTCGTCCACTTTTTCGCTAAGTTCGAGCAACTTATTTTCATGTTTGTTCAGGGCTTTTTGCATTTCGTCCTGACGCTTTGCAGTTTCTAAAGTGAGTTCAAGAGATACGATGCGCTGCTCTCTTTCAGATAAAATTTTCGGGCTGCCGTATTGGCCTGTTTTTCTGATTGTTGGGATGACTTCAATAGCAAGCCAGTCCTGAAATTGTTCAGCAACTTCGTTCGAGGCTTTAAAAGCCAATTTGTAAACCAATGGTTCAGGGATGAAATCGCCTTTCGCCACTTGTGGCGAATTTTTAGGGAGATAGCTATTCACTCGATTCCATCTGACGTATTTAACGCCGTTTTTAACATCAACAATTCCTAATGATCTCGCGACCTGTTCCACATCGAAAAGAATTTGATCATTTTCGATTTTTGCAGCAACTTCGAACAGCTCATTTTTGAACGTTTGTAATTGATTCATGCTATAACCTCCTTGCAGCTTGTCCATCAAAAAAGGGTGAAGCAAAAATGTTTCAAGCGTTGAGTTTTAATTCTTTATCTGTTGTAAAGTACGGTTCGAGGGCTTTACGGAAGCATTCTTCCCGGTCCATCGTGCCGTATACTTCTTTGCCGACCTTGAGGATCGTTTGCTTTTTCTTTTTTTCTTTCGCCATCGCGATCACCTCACGTCAGTGTATTCGTGTTGGACAGTTGGACTGACCATGGGATTTTGCCTTGTTTGTAATCTATCAACCTTTCTCATGTGGTAAAATTTTCACAGAAAGGTGGTGATTGTTATGAAATTTAAAGGTTTTAAAAAATTTGAGAAAAAACTTGAAAAAATGAGCAAAGCCGCTAAAGACCTTCAAGGAACTAATGAAGTACCTCTTAACGAGTTACTAACAGAAGCGTTTTTAAGAAAACACACCGGCTTCTCTTCTTTAGAAGAGTTTGAAAGTCATGAAATGTTCTCAAAGTATCCGACTTTCCAAGAGATTCCTGACCACGAGTTAGACACTTACGTATCCAGCAACTCAAAATTTGCAAATTGGAGAGAAATGCTTGATACTGCCGGGAAAGAATATGTGGTTAGAAAATTAGGTCTTTAATCAACAATTACTTTTGGTTTGAAGTTTTCAATTTGCTCTAAAGTTCTGCTGAGTTGTTCAACTTGGTTCGTGGCCTTTTTGAGCAACTCGCTGAACTCTTGATGATTTGTTAATTTAACAACCTTTTTCGTTTCCATTGTCAACCTCCTACGCTGTGTGGGATTTACCGTGCAATTCGTGAAGTTGATCTTCAAAAAAAATTTCTTGCACTGTTTTTTTGTAATAATTTGCTATACGAACCTTTATTTCATCACGAGGTGTGCGGTGACCCGATTCATACATAGCTAATGTACTTTCGCTTATTTCAAGCTCATTTGCAACTAAAGACCGGGTTTTATCGCCTCTTAGTTTCATCAACTTTGCACCAATAACCTTTTTATTCAATTGCCCTCCTCCTTTACGTTTCGTGTTGTTCTTGTCTATTATATTAAACCGCACGATTCGTAAAGTCAATACATATTGTGAAGTTTTTTTGTAAAACGTCACGAATCGTGATATTATCTATAAAGGTGATGAATATGAAATTCGGAGATCGACTTAGAGAACTCAGGAAAATGAGGCCGAATCTTTCTCAAAAAAAATTAGGGGAACATTTAGGTCTTGCAGAAAGCACAATTAGTATGTATGAGCAAAATAGAAGAGAACCGGAATATGAAATTCTAATTAAAATAGCTGATTATTTCGATGTTTCAATTGACTACTTACTTCGAGGCACCGATCCGAAGATTCAAGATAAAATTTTCGAAGACGAAGCAAAGAGAATTTTAAAGGATCCCAAAACCTTCCTCGCTGCCCGTGACGGAGAGATTACACCGGAGATTTTAGATGCTGCCCTCGAAATCATCACGGAGCAACTTAAAGAAGGTCGGAAAAAGAAATCTGATTGAGTGAAGAACGACTCCTTATATATATTATTTAGTTATTCTTTAGTTATTTAGTTATCTATAGAAGTTTCCCAAAAAAGACGAATGGAAACTAATTCAAGTCTATCCGTTTCCCGATGTAAAAATATACAAGCCTTTCGGCCCTTGTGTATCAAGGGATTTGAGGGGTGTTCGTTTCCCAATGGAGTTCTCTCTGTTTCCCAATGGATTACTAAAGGAGTACCAAAAATTTTGGCGTTTTCGAGTCTAAAAAAGAGGTGAAAACGATGGAAGACAAAAAACTGGATATGATTCTGAATGCCATAACAGAATTCAGAACGGACTTCGATTCCTTCAAACAGGACACAAGTTCCAAGTTGAATGTCATCAATGAGAAAATCGATAAACTAAATGAAAAGGTCGACGCACAGCATGCTGAGAACATCAATTCAGATAATCTCCTTCTTGAAGAAATCAGCTCCCTTAAAGAAGGCGTCATCTTTGTTAATCGCAAGGTAGCCGATGCAGAATTCGAGATTCATACACTAAAAGCCCGCAAACAACAGTGA